TAGACTTTACTTTTCCATCTTCCACTGTATGTCCCACTGTACGTTTTTTTATTGTTTGTTGCCATTTTAACTATAAATATTCACTTTCAAATAATTAAATAATCAAATTTTTAGACAATCAAATTTTTAGACAATCAAATTTTTAGACAATTAAATTTTAGACAATCAAACAATCAAATTGATATTTTTTTTTAAGTCCCAATGATCGTTTAAAAAAGATTATAAACATAACACCAGATTAATATACAACCACTATAAAAATGAAATATATTATTGTTACAGGAGGAGTCATATCCGGATTGGGTAAAGGAATCACCGCATCATCCATTGGCCTTTTACTCAAATACGCCGGACTCAACGTCACCGCAATTAAAATCGATCCATATCTCAATATTGATGCCGGTACAATGTCACCCTATGAACATGGTGAATGTTATGTATTGGCAGATGGAAGTGAAGTAGACCTGGATTTAGGAAATTATGAGCGATTTCTCAACATTGAATTAACTGGTGATCACAGCATCACCACTGGAAAAGTTTACAACAATGTTTTGACAAAAGAACGAAACGGCGATTATCTTGGCAAAACCGTTCAAATTATTCCACATATTACAAACGAAATTAGCAGATTAATCGAACAAGGGAGTCAAATCCAAATCGATGGTTGTTCAAAAAAGAAACCAGATGTTTGTATCATTGAGTTGGGAGGGACAATTGGGGATATTGAAGGATTGTCCTTTGTGGAAGCATTGCGCCAAATGAATTTGAACTTGGGACAAACCAACCAATTCTGTTTTGTTCATCTAAGTCTTATCATCGATAATGGTGAATATAAAACAAAACCAACACAACACAGTGTCGCAAAACTACGTGAATTGGGTATTTCACCCGATATGCTCATTCTTCGCTGCCCAGATCATCTTGACCAAGCAATGACCCAAAAACTTGAATTGATGTGTCATATTCAAAGGGGTAACATCATCGAGAATCGAAATGTCCCCAATATTTATTATGTGCCGCAATTATTTCACCAACAAGGCGTCCATAAAAAAATAGGTGAAATTTTGGGTTTAAAATTAGAGGATTTTGATTTTTCGGCAACACGAATTAAAAACATTATTCGTTATTTTGACAGTTCTGAAATTTCCAAAACCATTGTCATTGGAATCGCAGGAAAATATTTAAACAATAACGACACTTATCTGTCCCTTATCCGTGCGATTTATCATGCGGCCTTTCACCATCATGTGAAAATAAAAATCAAATGGCTGGATGTTGAAAAACCAGTTGAAGAATTATTAACAGAAGTCGATATGTGTGATGGTATTATTATTCCAGGTGGTTTTGGAGTACGTGGTGTTTCAGGTAAATTAGCAGTGGCGAATATATGTCGATCAAAGGGAAAACCAATGTTGGGAATTTGTTTGGGAATGCAAATTATAATTGTGGAATTTATGCGATCAGTCGTTGGTCTCCCAGATGCCGCGAGTACAGAATGGAATATTAACACCGCGGAAGAAACAAAGGAATCAACTGGATCAACAGTAACAAAGAATCCTGTAATTCAACTTCTTCCAGGACAAACATATATAAAAGGTGGAACTATGCGTTTGGGAAATTATAAATCGCATTTGCATAAAGGAACAAAAACAAAAGAACTTTATGGAAATAAGGATTTTGTCTTGGAACGACATCGTCATCGATATGAAGTCAATAATGAATATGTTTCAAAAATGGAACAACATGGTTTAAAAGTAAGTGGTATAAATAAAAAACATGATTTAGTGGAAATTGTGGAGTTAGTTGAACATCCCTTTTATGTTGGTTGTCAATTTCATCCAGAATACAAAACACGGATGGATGAACCAGCTCCACTGTTTGTTGGATTAGTAGGTGCAATTTTAAAAAAATAAAAAAAAATAATATATAAAAAATAATAAAAATCTTGTTATTATTTTTTATTTTTTATATATTATTTTCGAAATTTATTTAGAAGCAATATTCCCATCATCCCATAAGTACTGTACTGAAAAAATTGCCTGATATCTCGATCCTCTATAAAAGTTGAACCAAATAATAATCCAGCAATTCCAAAAAATGGAAATATATCAGAGGATTCAAATAATACTAGTTTGTTATTTTGACGTGTTGTAATTGTAGTGTCTGGTATGACAACTGGATTTAGTTCTAATTCATAAAAAGTAATTTGTTGTGGAATAGCAGTAAAACTATACCACAATATGTCTCCAACAAATTTGAAAACACAACCTACAAATTCAAAAGTGGCTCCTACGATGCCAAGTGCTAAATTAACTGGGAATAATCCAATACTCGAATCTCTACTTGTTATGATAATTGACATTTCTGTTCTTTGTAATGTAAATGTTTTGCAATGTATGTTTAAATGATTTTAAGATTTGTTAAAAATCAAAATTTTTCAAAACGTGATTAAAAATTTGATTTTTTAATATCAATCAATCAATCAATCAATCAATCAATCATTCAATCAATGGGAACATCACATTCATCTAGAAAAAAATATATTGACAATTCAATTCCAAATGCGACTATGGTAATTGATGAGGGACCACACGAGGAACCAGATAAATCTGAAATTCCAGCGATTCCTTCGACAAATGAGTTGTCCATCAAATGGAAATGTTTTATGACAATTATGTATTTTAACCCTGGTGTTTCTGCTTGGTCAATTGGATTGATCACGATGATTCATGAAAATAATATTTATGTTCTTGATAAATATACAGGATTTACGTATAATTTTCATAAAACTAGCGCGGCATTGCGTATGGATAATCGCGTATTTGCAAATGAACGATATATATTACAAAAGGGATCTATAAACGAAACATTAATTGCCATAAAACCCATTAAGAAAAAACCATCTTATGTATTCGATACTTATTCTCAGGATATTTTTACTAATCATGGTGATCAGGATAATATCCAGACATTATTTAATTCAGAAATGAAAATTCATTGCTTGGAACCAAATTTGACATCACATCAAAATTTGAAATTTCAACAAAAAGTAAAATTTCAAATTTATCATTTATTTCAAGACAACTCACATTATTCATGTTTATCATTGTATGTTTATGGATATATTAATGGTATTGACAAAGACAATTTTTATATTTTAACTAGGCGCTACTGTAATGATAGTTCGTTTTATAATTATGTCGTTCCAAAAAAATACATCACATACATATCAACTGTTTGCGATGATGAGGATTCATCCATCCAATTATTTTCACAGGTAAAATATAATGATAGATATCTTGCCGTATTAGATATTTTTCAGGATACAGAGGGAAGAAAAGTTGTTTTGAAATATTTAAATGATTTATTGACCGTTCCAATAGAAAAAGTCGAGTTGGTGGATATAACATATGATGAAATAAAACCATATTTAATGGGTGAAAAAACTGCAGAAAATATATGTATTGATCAGAAGGCATAAAAAAATGTTAAAAAAATTTTTTTTTATTTTAAAGCTAACTGAAAAACACAAGTTGCCATTCGAACATGTTCCCCATAAACAATAACACCATTATATTCATCTGGAATTATATTTTTTGCCGTGCGAAAAGTCTCATACATTTTTCTCATAAGCCCATTCGAAAAACTATTCACATGACTTGCTTTTGATCCCCTGGCACTGCGAGTATAACCTATTACACATCCTTTTTCCAAATTGAGTTGTTTCAATTGATCAAAGATATCTTCTTGTCCCATAAAATCCGCATAAATTCCAGCAATTGGTTTTTGATTTTGGATATATTCATCTAATAAATCTTCTAAATAAGTATCAATGACACAACCACCATAAATAGGATGCTGTGTCATTTCTTCGGCGTCAGATGAATTATTTGGAACAATGATTCTACCTACGGAAATTCCCTTTCCAACAATAGCGGCAGAAGATTTAAATTGTGGTCCATCTAAGACAATAATATCACCTTCAGAATCAAGAAGAATAGAAGAAGAAATCCATTCATTAATTTTGTTTTTGGCTTCTGGGTTGGGTGCTTGGTAACCAGAGCTTCTTTGACATTCTTCTTTAGCTCGTTTTTCAGCTAATTCTTCATGAGTCATTGTTGCCATGAGTTCTTTTTTTCTGTCTTCTACGTTGATGATGGGTTTTGACGGAGGTCTTTTACGTTTTGTAGGTTTTTTTGGAATTTTAATTTTGACAGATTTGGGAGAAGGAGTTTTAGTTTTTGGAGAAATTGTTAGTTTTATTCTTTTTTTGGGTTCAATTGGTTTAGTGGTTTCTTGGTTTCTTGGTTGATTAATGGGTGGTTGATCAGTTGTTGTTGATTGAGGTGGTTTTCTTTTTTTGGTTTTTTGCTGATTGAGAAACTTAGAATATTTGGGGTTATTGATAAATTCTTCCCAAGTTTTTTTAATTTCAGGATTTTTCATTTGACCAGATCGTTTTTTGTAATGTCGAATTTGAGATTGTAACCAACCACCTATAAATTTTGTATGTGGATTTTTGCTTCTTCTATTTGGTTTTTCATTTTTTTGATTTAAATATTTTTTAGTTAATTCCAAATTAGAAATCCAAATTTCCTTTTTACTACAAAAATATTTGGCGTATTTTGGATCTTTGATGAATTCCTCCCATATATTTTTTATTTTATCAGATTCTTTCATAATATATTGAAGTTTTTTGTAACTTTGTATTTGAGTTCCCACCCAACGTCCTAAATAAGTTGATGATCGAGGTCTTTTGTCATTTTTATCTATAAATTCTTTTACTTTTTTGAACATTGTCATCCATTTTTCTTCGTTACTCAAAAAATGTTTTGCGTATTTTGGATCTTGAATAAATTCTTTCCACACGTTTTTTATTTTCTCATATTTCATTAAACCAATTTGATTTTTGTATCTTTGTATTTGTCCATTTATCCATAATCCCAACTTTTTCTCACCTTCACTTTTTTGATTTGGTCTCTTTTTTTTTTCATCTAAAAATTGTTTGGTTTTTTTAAAATTGGAAAACCATTTTTCTTTTTGACTCCAAAAATGTTGAGTATATTTTGGATCTTGAATGAATTCCTCCCATGCTTTTTTAATCGTTGGATTGTGTCCAGTTATTAGACCAGTCTGATTTTTATAAGCATATAACTGATTCCCCAGCCAATGTCCACATTTTTTTTCATAGATGTTGTCACTTTCTTTATTAGGTCTTTTTCCATTTTGAATAATGAAACATTGTGCCTTTTTAAAATGCAAAAACCATTGTTCCTCTTCACTACAAAAATAACAAGAGTAACTGGGGTCTTGTATAAATTTCTCCCAAGTTTTTTTTAATTCCAAATTTTTCATAAATCCAGATTTATTTTGATAAGAAGTTTGTTGATTTGCCAACCAAGCACCTATAAATTTTATATATGGATCTTCACTTCTTTTATTAGGTCTTTTTTTATTTTGATCTAAATATTTTTTGGCCTTTTTAAAATTTGAAAACCATATATTTTTTTTGCCACCAAAATATAGTGCATATTTTGAATTATTAGTAAGATTTTTCCAAATCTTTCTAATATTTTTTTTTTTCATAATATATATTTTTTTTTTGTAGCTTTGACCCTGAGTTACCATCCATTGACCCAAAACTCTTTCATATTTATTTTCCTCGTTCATTGAATTTGGTCTTCTCCCTTCTTTATCTATAAAACGTTTTATTTGGTTTAATGTTTTGAACCAATATTTCTCATTGCTCAAAAAATATTGTTTATATTTTGGATCTTGAATAAAATTTTCCCATTCATCTTTTAGTTTTTTATTTTTCATGGACCATTTATTTTTTTTATAATTTTGAGTTTGACTATATAACCATATTTTCATTTTTCTCTCATTTACGTTTTTACTTGTTCCACTAGGTAATTTTCTTTCTTCATCGATAAAAATCTTAACTTCTTCCAAAGTTTCAAACCATCTTTTCTCTAATTTTTTATTCCAAGACAATTCACAATCCAAAATTCCTTTTCCAAATTTATCATAAAATTGTGTTTCCTCAATATTCCATAAAACCAATAAATCTGGATCATAATTAATTTTAAATGGTCGATCTCGTTTTTCTGGTGGGTGAACAGGGTTTTTTTTAGAAGAAGAACCAGAAGAACCACTGTTACCATCCTTTTCCACGATTGGTTGATATTCATCATTTTCATTTTGAAATAAACGAATTGGATCACCTGATTTCTCATTTTGAGATCCAACGGTTTCGACAGGTTGGTCCATATTTTGTGAATGAATTTCAATTGGTCTTTCAATCTGATCACTAATTTCATTCAAATCCATAATGGCATTTTTACTTGTGGTGGGTTCAATAACCTTTTCTGGATCATTCACCAAATAATTTATATTGTCAATTAATGTTCCCTTGGATTTCTCAATTTGAAATCCTTGTCGTTCCAAGTTTTTTTTCACTTCATCTGGTGAAAACTTATTGGGATATCGTAAACAATGATCGAAAGTTTCCTTGTCAAACTGATATTTAAAAGCACTGATAACATTCAATAAAGTGGAAAAATCCCTATTTTCATTAAGTTCCTTTCTAATTAATTTGTCTTTATCAATATCTGTTTCAGCTCTTTCATACATCGATTTATTAATGGAAACTGGGATTAATAAAATTGATGGTGGCATATCAGGTTCTGGCATTCTGGTGATTCGCCCAATTTTCTGAGATTCATAAACAATTGATTTGGTTGGATCAACTGGTACCTCCATATTCGCCCATTTCGTATCAATTCCCTCTCCAATTGTCCGACAAGAAGACAGAATAAAAATACGCCCGGGTACTTTTTTATCGAACTTTTTCAAAATTGCATTTCTTTTTTTTGTACTCATATCAGAATGAATTCCTTCAAAACAAATGTTTCTCACTGAATACATTGTCTTTGTTTCTGGGAACTCATTATTTTGTGTTTCTTGAAAAGTAGTTTTGAATAAATTTACATTTTCTGGCGAGGAAAAGCACTTGACAAATGTGTTTACTCGTTCAGTACTTTCATTGACGCCACCATGAAATGTTAATATATTCCAATAATTATATGTTGGTGTTGAAAGACACGTTCGAATCATATTTTCATAGATGGTTTTAGTTTTGGTTACATCTTTCTTTTCAAATGCGAGATTCACGGTCACTTCATATTTTCTGGAAATTCCATCTTTCACTGCGTCACAATATAGATATTCAAATGCCAAAGATCCACAATGAGAAACGATATCTTCCAAATCATCTGAATCAAAATCACTGTCATCATCGATGTCTTCATTGTTGTCTTCTAAGTTGTTTGTTAAATCCAAATCAACTTCTTCCTCCTCTTCATCTTTTTCCTCATCTCCAATTTCCAAATCTGAATCAAAACCCGTATCCGTGTCTAAATCTACCCGACTTTTTTCATCCATAGACATTATAATACCATTTCTATTGACTGGTGTTGCTGTATAAAACTCTATTTTTCCACAAACTGCATTAAATTCCTTATTATGAAAAACAGTTTCTTGAATTCGATGACCAACTGCTCGATGTGCTTCGTCATACACCAAATAGTCGATGGTTAAATCACTTTCTAAAATAATATTTACAAATTTTTCTAAGGATTGATAAGTCACAGTAATAACTTTTTTTTGTGATTTTTTTAAAAAGGATTTGAGAACTTTTTCACTGGTGGTATATTTAATTTCTTTGGTATTTTTTTTATTACCAACATCCGTTTCGGAACAGAATGATAAAACAGTATGATTTGTCCAATAACCAATGAATTCGTGATTTCGAATATAATCATTATTGAATTGGTTAATAAGACCGAGTGACGGAAAAACAATGACGCTTAATCCATATAGTTCTTTTAAAATAGAATAAGTGAAAATACGAGTTTTTCCAGTGCCACACCACATATTGATGAGACATTTGTTCAATGCTCTTTTGGCATCAAAACAATTTTGTTGATGTGTCCATAAAGATGGTAATGAACTTGTTGTGGGAATTATTGAATTAGTATATAATGACATTAACAAACTTTTTTTATAGTGATTAAATTGTACAGTGGATAACTTCGAAATAATCAAAATTTTATTTTACAAAATGTTACAAAATTTAACAATCTACTAAAAAAATTTAATCTGGAACGGTCGATTTGTTTTATAGATGAAAAAACAGCAAAAAACATCATGAATAAATTAATCATTTCATTTTTTTGCGCATTAAACTCATATATGTGTACAATATCCTTTTTAAAATAAGGAGAATCCAAATTAATATGGACCGTTTTTGATTAGAATTATTACCGTCTATTGTTCACTCAAAATGGCAATGACGTTTTCACAGTCGCATTTCATAAAATTTCTACCCCGTATTTTTCACCATTTTTTTTTCGCCAGGGGGATCAAGTTATGGTTTAATGGTATTTCTTAAATTCTATGTTTTCATGATATTTTGCCACTGAAACAGTAAATTTTCAAAAAAACATCAACCGCAGAATATCGGTCAATTTTTCGAATAGCCATGACGAATTTTCCCTTCAAAAACGAATTTTGTTTCCTCATTAAAAAAATATATAATCATTTCGAATTCATGAATAATATTACTAAAATCTTTCTAAATATATGAAATTATTACGAAAAAAAAAATGGATCATAATTCTGCGGTTATTTGTATGAGAGTTGTATCTATTAAGAATCTATATGTATTAATTATTTAAAACCATAATCTTTTATATATTTGAAAAAAAAACAAAAATAGTTATTTTGAAAAAATGGTGATTTTATTTTGAGAGGTCCAAGAGTGACTGGGGAAAAGTTTCAGTTGTCAAAAGTTGCAATCACAAAATAAAATCACCATTTTTGAATTTTAAGGGTAATAGTTGAATAATCATGAGATTTATGGTTTAAATGATATAATATAATCATATACAAGTATTACATGATATCTGGTAACAATTCGCAGAAATTTCAAATGCCAAATTCAACAAAGACTTAAAGAATATTTGTCTGTTTATAACAGAGATCAATTTGAAAAATGACATTGTTTCAATGCGAAAATTGCGCTTACTCAACTCCACAGAAGTATAGATATGATCGTCATATAAAGAATAAGAATGGGTGTAAAACAAAAATTTTATGCAAGTATTGCACAAAAAAAGTTACAACACCATCGACTTACAAAACACATTTGAAGTCATGTCCATTTAAAAAAAAATGTATATGTAAACATTGTAACAATACTTTTACCCGAGTATCGACACTGAATCAACATTTCTTAATTTGCAGAGACAATCCCGATAGCTCAAAATACTCTGAGTTTTCTTCTGAAACCACAAAATGGATGTGTGTTTTTTGTGATCACTATTTAAGAACAAAAAATGATTTAAGCAGCCATATACTGAAGTGTCCAAATCACAATACTTTATTACATCAGCAACCACAACAACCACAACAACAACCCCAAGTACAACCACAAACAATAAACAATATTACCAATGATCATAGTGTCAACGACAACAGTATCAACACAACTGTAAACAACAAAATCACAAACATCGCAAATATTGCTATTTTGAATTTTGGAAATGAGGATTTATCACATATTACTTCTTCTGCGTTGCGTCAATGCTATTTGAATCCTCATGCATCTATTCCAAAATTGGTGGAATATGTTCATTTCAACACTGCTCATCCTGAAAATAAAAATATTAAATTAGATGGAAATGATGATAAACACGTCAAGATATATGATGGTAATAAATGGAATTATTTGAAAATGAAACCTGCTTTAGAAAACATTGCCAACAAAAATTTTGCAATCTTGGAAAAACGTGTCGATGAATGCCTTGATAATATGACTTTTCGAGCAAAAGAAAAATGGGACGATTTTTATTATGGTTATTTAGGTGATGAACCTCTGGTTTTAAATACAGTTCATGATGGATTGGGTGTGCTTCTAAAAAAACATATTGACAAATGATAAATTTACAAATGATACAAATGATACAAATGATACAAATGATAAATTAATTGTTGTTACATAATTTTTATAACATCAATTAGACCATTACAATAAATATGAATGACACCATCAAGGCAAGTATCTTCTTTTGCCTTTACTAGAACTACATAAATACCTTTTGGATCAATTGCCATTTTTACAACAGGTTGTTTCAATTTCATTGTTGAAACCCTTTTGAACTTGTCCATTTTTGTAAAAAAAAATTTTAAACCAAACAATGCAACATGTTTAACAAATCAAATTTAAAAAAAAATTTATAAGGACATATGTATCAATCAATCAATCAATCAATTAATCTATTTTAATCTTTCTTTTTTTCATTAGTCACAATTTTTTTCTTAGGAGAAGCCACTCGAACAGGCGGTGTTTGTTCTACCTTTTTTTCATCGATTGTTTGATTTTTTGGTTCTAATTTAAGTTTCAATTGGTGAATCACTGCGATGGCCCAATACATACATGCGTTTGTTGTCGCTATCCAGAAATTTCGTTCTGCTCTCCATCGTAACGCGACTTTATTCATTCCAACACCATTAAACACATTTTCATTTGAAGTGATATTGGAATATTTGCTGAGTGAAAACATACTGGTGACTAAAACAATGCTTGAAATAATTGTAACTGATACCAAGACACTTATTTTAGTATAAGGAATTTTTTTTGCCAAGATTTTAAAAATAGTTTCATCGATAATGGAAACGGGACATGGTAAACTAAGTGTGATTAATGTGAAAAATGCCAATGGCATCATAATATAAACAAATGGTATCCAAAAACTCATTTTTTAGATTTTTTTAGACAGATTGATACTATTTATAAAAATCAAATTATAAAAAATAAAAAATAAAAATACCAAAAATACCAAAAATACCAAAAAACATGAACCAAATGGATGGATTGAAAATCAGATTTATTTATAACAATTCTTTCATTTTATGAGAATCTTTTGTAAAATCATACTTAAATATATTCAACAGTTTTTTTACGTTTGATTTCATAGTTGCACTTTGATGATTGTAATTTATAAATTTATCACAAATAATGTCCATAACTGTTTTTCCCCATTTATCTTTTAAATTAAAAACGCAATTTTCATTGTTGATATCGTGATATTTTAATAAATATTCGAATGTTTTGAAGTGGTTGTTTTCATATTTAGATAAAGACAGATTGGAAAATAAAATATGATACATTGTTTGATTATTTTTATTTTGTAAAGGCGGTACTTTTGAAAAAACATATTTAGGTGATTTTGAATCAAAATATTTTAAAAATTCTATTACATATCTCTTATTCGAATAAGAATGAGGAGCCATTATATTATTCGAATAAGAACTAGCCAAATAATGAAAAATGCTATCACCATTTGAAGATACTTCCATTATATCATAATTTTGCTCAATAAATTTATAAATAAAATCATATCGCGAGAATTTAAGATCAAAAATATATTCTTTTATAATACGTTGCCAACTAAATTTTTCATATTTGCGTTTGGCATGGTTATAATGATAACTGTGTGGTAATTCAATATTTTTTGAAACAAACCATTCGAAAATTTTTTTTTTTAATTCATAACGAGTGAATTTTTTTTGTAAAAATGATTTTTTAAAATATGCTTTTAATTCTTTCTCTGTATAATTACCTTTATCTAATAATAAATCACATATATTTGCTTTAAAAAATTCAGGATGATCCATAAATATCATTTCTAATAATTTTTGATCTTCATTAATGTTAAAATTTAACGGAATATTATATTGTTTTGATAATTCTTCAATTTCCTGTGGTTGTGCGTCAGGTTCTTGTAATAAAGTACAAATTTTATCACATCCATTTTCTTGTTGTGTGTCCAAGGGAATTGTATAATTATAAAATGTGACAAGTTTTTTTGTTTTATTCATTTTTATGCTTAAATATTTAATTAAGTTTGAACTTTTCAAATTTAAAATCTTATTTTTCTAATTTCTCGTAGTAAACGTTTATATATGCCACTGTGCCATTTAAACCCGATTTATTGCAACTGGTACAATGTATATTGTTATATCTGTACAAAGGTCGATATCTTATATTTCGATTACATCCATAAACGGAACATCGAATTGATCGACCACAGTATTCCTCAGAAGCCTCCTTATGTTTTTTGGGCATATTTTTGTGTATTATTTATTGAATTGAAATTGTGTTTGTTGATGATAAAGTTAAGAGTTTATGAAAAAAATCAAATTTTTTGTTTGATTTCTACATATTAATTTGATTTCCATATAAATTTGATTTCCACATAAATCTTTCAATATCTTAGTAATCTCAGTAATCTTTTTATGGTTATCTCTTACTCTATTTTAGAGGAATTACTTTTAAAATTTCCAAATGAAAACTGGGATTGGAGTAATTTACTTTACAGAAAATCTATTTCTCTGGAATTTATTGAAACTTACATCGATTTACCATGGAATTGGAAAAATATTTTAAATAATCCTAATGCAACATTGGAATTTTATGAGAAATGGAAACATATTAAACCGATAAGTCCCACAACATTATTTTATGCTTCTCATTTTAACACTCCAAAGGTTCGAAATTATATCAAAACTCATTTTTCAGAAATTATAGTAGATTATGTACGTACAAATAGTGGACGTTTTAAACTAATGTGTTCCATTCAAAATTTAAATGATTTTAATTTTATAAAATCAAATATTCATTCTTTTTCAATTCATTTCGTATGTAAATCTCTAGCTGTAACACCTAATATAATTGAACAAAATCCAGATATTCCATGGCGATGGAAATCATTATCCAGACATAAAAACATGACTTTAGATTTTGTAAAAAAAAATACTGAAAAAGAATGGGACTGGGGATTGTTATCCATAAATAAAAACATAGCAACACCAGAAAATATAGAACAAAATTTAGACCTTCCTTGGAATTGGGAAATGTTATCACGCGACGCACCTTTATGGATGTATGAAAAATATCTAACAAAACCATGGAGTTTTGAACGTGGTGGTTTTTCAATGAATCCAAATGTCACAATTTCTTTTGTGAAAAAATATCTTGACAGGGATTGGTGTTGGTCTTACTTATCAGTTATAATACCATTTCGCGATATAGTTCGAAATATAACTTTACGATGGAACTGGAGATATGTTTCATTTAATAAAACAGTGACAGTAAAAATCATTCAAAATTATAAACTTCCATGGAGCTATGTTGGATTATCATCAAATCGAAATCTTTCACGAGAATTCATTTTCAAAAATATTGATAAAATGGATTTTCAATTGATGTCCCGACACAATCTAAATAAATATTGTCCCAACAAATCCGAATGTCAAAAACTATTTTACCATTTAGCAAAAATAAATCAAGAATGTAATTATAAATTATCATGCGATTTAAGAATTTACATTATAGATGAAATGATAAAGTATTAATATAAATATTCCATTGCAATTGTTTTTTGAAGTTGTTGTGGTAGAAAATTTCTAAGAGTAAATAGAACAAGTTTACATTGCTTTTGTTGGTATTTTTTTCTTATAAAAGTAAATTTGTTATTTGACAA